TGGTTTTGGTTGCCATCGTCGCAGTAAGTTGTCGACTCAGCCTTTGAGGTGATGGCCACCGTGTGAAGGGATTGAAATGGCCATTTGTGCGGCCTATTTAAAAACATAAACACACGGGGTCCCCACTCACTTTAGTGGGCCCAGTTCGTATGGCTGAAAGTGCCGCCGGTCTCTGGATCAGGGATTTTGTGGCATAGGGTCTGGGAAATCAAAACTTACGCACCTTGCCAGGGGTTGCGTTATTCCCCGGTGATCCGGGGTAGGGGCGTGATGGAGGATCAATCAACTAACTTAATGCAATCACAACATAAGAGAGTTCGATTTGATCAACCCCCACTTGACGGTAGAGAGTTGGAATCTTGCCGTAAAGGAACTTGTGGGCTAGCACAAAGCTGCGCGTCCCCGGGCGCATTTAGGAGACGGTCCTATGACTCAGGTCGGCGATGGGTCGCAAAGGAACGACGCCTAGATGCGGCTGGCTCAAGGAGAGGTGGCGGAGGCGAGAGGAAGGTGGTCTCTATTATGAAGCGGAGGGAAGTAACCCCGGTGCATGTGTTGCCCGGACAGGCTTCCCCTGTGGAGATTGTGAGACAGGAACCCTCTCAACGCCTAAGCCACTTGCTCCGTGAGAGGAGGAAAAGGTGCCCATGTACAGAGAATAGCACTCCTGCATGTGCTTATGGTAAATGTGGCACCCCTTGGTCCCCTACTTTGCTTGGTTGTGTAGGGGATATAGTGGTCTTAGTTCGTCATGGTCCCAGGATTTGTCGTATGTCATTGATATCTGGTGCCCCTGTCGAACATTTGATCACTATGGTATCGCTCGTTTTGCCTATAACGGGCGACTTCTACCTCACCTTTGTTAACAAGCCTTTGAGGTCGAGGTCAGGAGATGGCACTCTTCTAACTCTGGATAATTATGGAGTCAAACACCATTCAGTAGTTGAAGTAGTGCAGGGTATAGTAGGTGGTATGCCTCCTCGTAAGCTGGGAACACGACAGAAAGTTCACCATGCCCAGATGAGATGGCAAGAGAAGCGCCGCGTTGATGAAGAAGCTGGTGCTCGTGATGCCAGGAGGCAGCCTCAAGATGGTAAGCATATCCAGTGTAGGAACTGTCAAAACTATTGCACGAAACCTGAAGAATTGAGACAGAACCTATGTAGATATTGTTTAACATTGTTGAGGCGAGGGCGATTAGGAGGTGAAGGCAAGCATGCCGCTGTGGAGGCCAAGGCGGCACAGGCTATGGACGTAGCCCCTAATCGGGATTGTAAGTATAATGGTAGGAGGGTAGAAACTAAAGTCGAGACAAAAGGAACCTATTCGGATTTTCTTGACTCGACGTCACCTATCGGTTTGGACTTAGCATTAATTCGCGGTCACCCTCTACAGCATATATTTGAGTCTGTATATGCTGCTCTCCCTCGGGAAACGCTACCCGATGGGAGTAGTGTTGATGCTGAGAATCGGGAACATTCATTGCATGGAGTTGCTGCACAAATCATGGATTATATCCAGGGCATCTCAGTTGTACTGCCTGACATAACGTCGTTTTCCGCGAAACGGTTCGCAAAGGCGTTTCATAAGGCAGTGCGTGAGGCCAAGGAGTTGTCCGTCCCTCAGGTCCCAAGCTCAGCACCAATACCAGTGACTCACATCCCACCCGCTAGTTCTGCTTTAGTTCATAACTATGTCGGGTTGCCTGGCCCTGCCAAATCTACTGTAGTATTAGGTACAGGTGGTGCACCAGCACCTGTTGTTCCACCTAAGGTGGAGATATTGGAGCCTTCTGCCACTATAATAGCATATCATGATGATCTTGATTTTTATTATGATTATTATGAGGGGCAGAGATTTCGGTTGCTCCATATATCCAGGAGAGATCATTTTTCAAAACCCCGACGCACCCTCGATTTGGATGCATATGATGATCTCCCTGATCAACGGGCAATTCCTTCCAGGATTGTTCAGTTGAATTGTAAGCCCTATTTGCGTGAAGTTACCCTGACCAAGACATACACCACGGCTGTAGGACGCCGAGATTTCTTGGACTTCACGTCTGACTGGAAGGGGGGAATTGTGATGTCTGTGGACGCTATTAATGTTGATACATCAAACCAATTGGGTGTCCATACCATCACAGTTTCCTTGACTCTATTCTGTCACATAATATATTCCCTCAAGACATTGGATCTCACTGAAAATGTGTTATTTGACAGAATATCCGCTGCTGCTGCTGGCGCGTTGTACATTAACATCCCCCCAACGCGAAGAGATATAATTTTTCATACGTGCCAGTACTCCATGGGCTATATTAGGTATTTGCGTTATCGACAGACCTATTTAAACTTACGTCCGCGGGTAGTCGTGAACCCCGACCTTTCCCTGTTAAATATGGATACCGATGTGGAGAGGTCCCTCTGCCTGCGATTGGACCCGCCAAACGAGGTCTTGTTATCACGTATAAGCGTGTTGAGGATATTTACAAACGCAATGTGGTACAGACTAGTCTCGGTTGCCATTTTTCCGGCGCGGCTATGCCACATCCTGATAACTCACACTTGGGATCAGTGGCCGGTAGCATTCAGAAACGAGTTGCTACAGAACCACCTAAACCGTCGAGCTCTCTTAGACGTCTCTTTACTCGGTTTGTTAGGCGGTGGCTGCTACGGAATTTATCTCCTCTCGAGCCGCATACCAATCTGGATTTTGGCCATTGGCTCGAGAACACAGATTATCCTCGGCATCGTAAAGAACATTTACGCCGAGTTTATCTCAAAACCAAGGACGATCAAGACATTTATTCTCGCCGTTTTAGAGATGTTAAATGCTTTATTAAAGATGAGAATTATGGCGGTTACAAATGGGGTCGGTCGATTTATGCAAGGGTTGACGAATTCAAGGTTAGGGTTGCTCCTATTCTTAAACAAATTGAGATTAAAGTTTTTGAGCACCCTGCTTTCATTAAGCACATTCCTACGTCTGCCCGTCCTGATTACATACTTGAGCGCGTTGAGAAAGATGGCGCTGTATATATTGGGACGGATTATACTGCTTATGAATCGCATTTCACTGCGGCAATGATGGCCCAGTGTGAGTTCCAACTATATGATCACATGGTTAGGAACTTGGATGAGCGTCAATCTGTGATCGGCTACTTCAAGAAAGTAGTCTCTGGTATCAACCTTTGTATATTCTCTGGGTTGCGTGTTAAGATCCCGGCTTGTCGGATGTCCGGTGAAATGAATACTTCCTTAGGCAACGGTTTCACGAATTTAATGGTGTATTTATTTCTAATGAAATACTTTGGAGCACGCGATTATCAGTGCGTCATTGAGGGTGACGACTGTCTTGGAAGGTTTTTCCCTCCCAAGGGGAAAGAGGGTTATACTCATGCTCAGTTGGTTTTTGACCTGGAGCGGCTGTACATAATGTTTGGCATGAATGTTAAGATTACATTATTTCATGATTTATGTACAGCTTCCTTCTGTGGATTGATATTTGATCGTTATGCTAAGCATAATATTGTCGATCCACTGAAAGTTCTGTTAAATATAGGGTGGACCTATGCCCGCTATAAGAATGGAAGTGTTAAATTGCGGGAAGAACTATTAAAAGGTAAAGGAATGAGTTTACTTGCACAAAATGCTGGTTGCCCTATAATCCAAGAATTAGCGTGCTTCATACTGCGTGTTACAGCAAATCGGAAGTACCGGATAGATGATTATTGGCTCAAGGCTCGGGTTGAGGAAGTTAAAGATACCATGAAACCATTACCCGTTCAGTTCGGAAGTCGGATGGTAATGGAGAAAGTGTTTGGCTGGACAGTTCCTGAACAACTAGCCATGGAACACTTTTTCCAAGGTATGAGTAAGATAGAAGAGTGGTATCATCCCATTGTCCTCGATCACAGTTCTAACGAACAGATTCATTATTATGATCATTATGTCCATTATCGTGATCGTGGGAATTGGCCTGGGCTTGCGTTGCCGCACCAAAACAACTAACGCCACATAAGAGTTTTTGGATGCCACGACAACAAAGAAAACGAAGGGGAAGAAAGATCCCCAAACGACCCAAGAGAAGAGGTAGGCCCGGGAAGGGTGGGCCAGGTAAAGCGAGGAAGAACATGCAAATGTTCGGCGTCTATGGACGGGCCATAGGCGATGCCATTGCCCCGGGCATTGGAGGACCCGTGGGAATGAAGGTTGGGAGGATGGCTGGTGCCCTATATTCACGTATTAGGGGCCAGGGGGACTATAAGGTAGTGACGAATTCACTTTTAGTCCCTGGTGGAGTTCCGGAGTTCGGAGATTCAAGGATAAGGGTAAGAAGGAAAGAATATCTCTCCGATGTATTGTCTTCAACCTCATTCGTCAATGGGGTGTTTCATATAAATCCTGGTAATTCTAGTGTATTTCCTTGGCTATCAGCCATTGCATCAAATTATCAGCAGTATATAATGCATGGCCTCATTTTTGAATTTATTTCGACGTCTGCCACTGCATTAAACAGTACTAACACGGCCTTAGGTAAATTAATTATGGCCACGGACTACAATGTCAATAATGCACCGTTTACTAGTGAAGTCCAAATGTTAGCTACTAAGTTTTGTAATCTAGGTAAGCCATCTCGTGATTTGATTCACGCTATAGAATGTGATCCATCTCAATTGCCAGCGAGTGTCTTGAACATTCGAACCGGTGATTTAACAACCGGTGATACAATAAAATTGTATGATCTGGGCAATTTTCAATTAGCTACCGAAGGTATGCAAGTAGGTGCCGCTAATATCGGCACGCTATGGGTCAGTTATGATGTGACATTGATTAAACCCCAGTTAACTACGTTAACTAGTGGGGCTTCAGGTATGAGTACAATGTCTCAGCATTTCTATCAGAATCCTGTGACGCTTTCCTCTAATGGAAACATGACATTTAGTTCAGCTCCATCCACAGGATCGTCCATAGCAACATTGTCTGTAGTTGGAACTTTTCCAACTGCGTTGACGTCAATCAATTTTAACTCAGGGATTTCAGGCACCTGGATGCTAACCTTTGTTTTATTTAAGTTGACGTCAACAGGTGGAGTCAATTTCCCAACCCTGACTTTCAATGATTGTTCAGGTGTTGGCTCATTCTATAATTCTACCGGCGACTTCAATGCCAATTCAGCCGCCGGTACCTGGGTATCACCAACAACTTTTCAATATACCCAGATTGTTGAGATAACCGGACCTGCACCAAGTGTCCGGATTGCCTGTCCAGGCACCACAGCGGGTGGCGCTCCCACCCTTTGTGAACTCGACCTTTGGCTTACCAAGGTTGCTGATGAAACACCCGAGGCCCGCAAATTGCGGATTAGGTACTCTGATACAGCTATCAGGGAAATGACACCTGCGGTTGTCATGCATAGGTTGGAAGTATTGGAGCAGTTGCTTGCTCAGGTAAGTGAAGTTAAGAGGGTGGAACAAAAACAAGAAATATTTGACAGCCCTCCTTCCACTCCGGCTCCCCTAGCCGATAGAACGGCCACTAGATCCTCCTCTAGGGACCGTTCTCTTCGGGTAGGAAGAGTTTCGGC